CTAGCGATGGGCGGTAAGATGTCAGAAAAGAGTTATATCGAGTTTTGCGCCAACAACGGCGTGGAGCCAGATACAACGGCGATCAAGGCCGGAGCGCCGACAACACAACTTAGACAGACCAAAATCAAATGAATATTAAAGATGCACGCATTTACTGGAACAACGAAACCAAGGAGTTTGGTGTCGAAGAAGGTATTGGGTTAATGTCAAGCAATAATGTTCGCTTCCCTTGGTGGCTTATAGCTGCCGGTGGAGGCAAGACATCCGAAAAAAGAGTTTTATCTTTACTTACAGAGGTCATTTGGCTTGTCGAAAAGAAAGACTTTGATCTTAAAGAAATTCTAAAAGAACTAAGGAAAATATCAGAAATTGAAAAAGCGCTTAATGAAGATCCATTTGGCAACATTTAAATAATTTCCTCGCTAGCTGGAAAGATCCGGCAGGCAGGGGCAAAAGGGGGCAGCGCATCCTAAAAAACGCTGACCAACAAACAACAATAGAAAATACAAATATGCCAACATATAAAGCATCAGAACCAAAACAAGCAGCCGTCTACTACGTGGAGCCTGGAACCTATGAAGTCGAGATCATTAAGGCCGTAGAGAAAACAAGCCAAGCCGGAAACCCTACCATTAAACTCGACGTTGCCGTCATCCTTGAAGGCGGCGTAGAAGGGCCGAAAATGTGGGAGCACTTAACTTTTACGCCAAAGGCAGCGTGGAAGGTCGACCAAGTGCTGTCTAGCATCGGTCGGGCAGTCATCCCAGGCGAAGACGTCACGGTGGAAGCCGAAGACTTGATCGGTGAAAAAGGAGTTTGCGTCATCGGAGTTGAACCAGGGCAGACCAACCCAGAGCACCAATTCAACTGCGTTGAACGCTGGCTCTTCGGAGATGAGAAAGCAAAATGGCTCGGCAACCGGCGCAAGCCAGCGGCCAAAACCGACAAGCACATCGTCGCCAAAAGCAACGGATTCGTTGCTCAACCAAAGGACGAAACCGACGACATTCCGTTCTAATAAATGAACGGATCTCTCACTCTCCGGTTGGTCATTTGCATGAACGATTGCCCGATAGGGTTGCGCCTAGAAAGGGGCGACCCACTCCCAGTATATCAGCATACATACGATGACACGCCGGAGGGGAGAGCATTGGCAGAACAACACCTAGAAAGAATAGAAGACTATGTTCGACGGCATAACAAAGATGTTAAATCTCGCAAGACTAGTTAAAGAACAGATGGCTGATCTTGAATTACTGGTAGACTTATTAAACAAACGGATCGAATACTTAGATAACGAAAACGATGAACTGCGAAAAGACAACCGACGACTCCGCCAATTCCTATCCGGCCAAGATGAATAAACAAGAATGGCGTGGCTACCCGCTTCGCTGTTGGCCGAACCACCAAGACGATTGCTACCGGTGGGACTGGGAAATCCTTATCGACGGCAAGTGGGTTGAGGTCGTTACTCAGTCAACGCGGTGGATCGAGGAGGAGGCCGAGGAGACGCTTCAACGTTATTTGACAAACAGAGTCAAGTAAATATATTTAAACCTAGGCCGTGAAAAAGCCTTTCAATTCATGCAACACAAACACCAACAAAATCCATTTTCCCTTCGTGCGCGTCGTAGCCTTTGCATGGGCCAATTTTTCATCCGACAAGCACGAAGGGATTTTTTTACATTATGCAAACGGAACTTCCCGATCATGCTCTCGAAGAGTATGTCATTCGGGCCTTCAATTCATCGCGGAGACGCGGCGCAATCGATAGGCTCGACGTAGCTCAACAATTATTGCCTTACGGCGCCCACCCTGCTTATTGGCAGGCAGCAAAGAAGATTGCCGACCATGTGCTTGATCACATGGCGATGCAATCCAAACTTCATAAAGACGACCAAGGCTGGTGGTATTTAGTCGGAGGCATTCGATGAATATCGAAGAAGCCCGGCAACGCTTGCCATTGCCAGAACTCATGGCGAAACTAGGTTTGGGAGACTATGCCAAATCAAAATCCAAATCACCATTCCGAGATGAAAAGACGCCATCATTTGGCATCTACAACTTAGACGGTCGGTGGAGATGGAAAGACCACGGCACAGGCGAAGGTGGAGACGAGATCGATTTCCTAGCCAAGCTCGAAAACAAGAGCAACCATGATGCCATGCTGGTTTATTCTGAACTTGCAGGAATGCCGATCCACGAGAAGCGACCAGAACCCGCACGGTTCAAGATAAAGACGAGCACTCCGACAGCATCCGACTGGAGCAAATACAAAACAACGGCAACGGATGAGTTCTTGCAGAAGCTCGCAGATGAAAGAGGTCTGAGCTTCAACATAATGAAGATCGCTCGCGACAATGACATCCTTGGCGCATCTGGAGATCAACCGGCATTCAAATCCGGTGATGGTGCTCACGTCAAATGTGCTGGAGGAGCGTGGAGATTTGAGCCTAAAGGAACACCGAATGTGCCGCTGGTATTTGGAGATCAAAACTCAAAGAATGTCTATTTCTTTGAGTCTCAATGGGACTTACTGGCCATTGCCGACATGATCGGAGAAAGCTGGAATACCGTATTGTGGGTAGCATCGAGGGGCGCAAGCAATGGGAAATGCATTGAGCCGTTTGCAAAAGATCGCAAGGTTTATGCGTTTCCTCAAAACGACAAGCCTAAAAAGGATGGGAAAATACCTTCCGAAATCTGGATGCAAGCAGCCGTGTCTGTATGCAGCGATATTCTTCGTGTTAGGACGCCATCTAAATTTGATGACGCTAATGATTGGATACGATCAAAGGAGGAGGTCAACCGTAGGATTGTGGTTTCCGCAATCAAAAACGCAACCGATCCATCAATGGTCGGAGTTGAGATGCACTCATTCGAGGAGTTATTTCAATTCGTTCCCAAGGAGGACAACACGACCCTGCTGGGAGATCGGTGGGTATGCCAGGGCGGTCAGTTGCTCATCGTCGGGCAGTCCGGCGTAGGCAAATCATCGTTGACGGTGCAGGCATCGATGTTCTGGGCATTGGGGCTGCCGTTCTTTGGTATTAAGCCGAAGAGGCAACTCAAAAGCCTATTCATCCAAGCCGAGAATGACACGGGCGACATGGCTGAGATCGTGCAAGGCGTCATGTCCTATGTCGTCGCAAATGCTGGAATGCCACAAGCGCAAGCAGTAAAATTGCTAACAGAAAACATTACATTTGCCCGCGTAACTTCGCAGACCGGCGCCGACTTCATCGACGTTGTCGGCAGGCTACTCGACAAGAAGGGCGACTGCGACTTGGTATTTGGCGATCCGCTATTGAGCTATATCGGCGATGATATAAGCCAACAGAGCGTGGCAAGCGCATTCCTTCGCGGTCTATGCAACCCTATTGCATTTCAGCGTAAATTTGCATGGGTATGGAGTCACCATACAGGAAAACCACAAGGCGACTCAAAGAGCAGGGCGCATTGGAACACAAATGACTTCGCCTACGTTGGCCTTGGATCATCCGAACTCACGAACTGGGCAAGGGCGATATGCGTTCTCCAAACAACAAAGGAGGATGGCACATTCCGGCTCCTATTAGCCAAACGTGGCCGTCGCGCTGGCGTGGTCGATGAAATCGGCGATACAACCACCCAGATCGGTTTAAGGCACGGCCAAGTTGGCTTGTATTGGGAACCATGTGCTCTGCCAACAGAAGAAGAAGCATCCAAGGAGAAGGGGAAACCCGGAAGACCGAAAGCATTAAATGAAATCCAGACTCAAGAAGTTATTGCCTTCATTGCAACATTCCCAGAAGATGACCATTCCAAGTGGCAGAAGTGCTTGGATAAATTTAAGCTGTCTTGTCATATAGAAACCATAAAAAATGTATGGAAAGACAAGCTCAAAACTGACACTACAAAAAATTAAAAAGAATTACAAAAAATGATATTTTTTTTACCCCATGAGATCCACAAAAAATTACCCACAAAAAACCCCCCTATAAGGGGGGGGTTATTTTTTTTGTTGGGCAATTTATTATGTGGGACTCGGCGCCGCAAAAAAACAATTGTTTTTTGCAGTCGCTTTGTCGATAGGGTGACGAAATAGAAAGAAAAATGAATGAGCTACACTTATTTGCTGGAGCAGGGGGAGGAATACTCGGCGGCATCCTTCTCGGACATACCACCGTCTGTGCTGTCGAAATTGAACCTTACTGCCGAAAAGTCTTACTCCAAAGACAACGAGACGGAATCTTGCCAAGATTCCCAATCTGGGACGATGTTTGCACCTTCGACGGGACTCCGTGGAAAGGAAAAGTCGATATTGTTTGCGGAGGATTCCCTTGCCAAGACATCTCAAGCGCAGGGGGGGGGGATGGAATTGAAGGCGAGCGAAGCGGACTCTGGTCAGAAATGGCCCGAATCATTGGCGAAATACGACCGAAATTCGCGTTCATGGAGAACAGCCCAATGCTTACTTTTCGAGGACTTGGGCGAGTGCTTGGAGACCTTTCCGAATTGGGGTATGATGCACGATGGGGGGTTGTGGGAGCTGACTTGTGCGGAGCCAATCATCACCGCGCCAGATGGTGGATGGTTGCCAACTCCAACTTGCGCGGACGCGAAGAATGCGGGTGGTCGCCAAAACCAATACGACTTGAGCCGACACGCACGGGAAATTACCGGGAAGAGATTAAGCGTCCACTACTCGGAATGGACGATGGATTGGCCCGTTGGGTGGACAGACATCACTCCATTGGCAACGGACAAGTTCCAGCAGTGGCTGCAAGCGCATTCCGCATTCTTAGCGACTGAAGACGAAATGACCTAACAATTTTACACAGCCGCTTTACGTGGATGTTTGGGGGCTGTATAAAAACACTACCGTTTTGCTTGGTGGGAGCAGTGGAAAGCGCCCTTTGTTCGGAGACAAAAAACAAGAAACAATTTGCAAAAGAAAAAAACTATGCGAACAAAGAGACTCGATGCACGACTTGACGCGAGACGCCGCCGAATACGACGAGGCTTCGTATACTCCCGACTTCTATTCGTTCGACGATCCGACTGCCGGTCACGCATTCCGCATGACGGCCTACCGCGAAGCATCGGAGAAGCTTCTGGTTGTGCTGAACAAAACGATCAGCTTCTTAGCGGAACATGGCTACTCCAGAAGCAAAACGCTTTGGGGCGTTGCATTCGCGCTTGGTCATCCGCTAACGGCAGGTATGTCCATGTTGGAAGCAGGACGCGAACTAGGTTGCACAAAACAGGCCATCAGCAAAATAGCAATGGACTTCCTCGACACTACGGGCCTGCCGCCTAGCACATCACTCAAGAGCGAAGAGGCTCGCAATACATACCGAAAAACCAACACAAATAAATATGGAACAAAACGAAATCACGGCACTCACCCTGCCAGTCATTGAACAAGAAATACGGGCTGCATACACCGAGGCCAACGCTCTCGCTGTAACGGCCAAGGGCAACGCACGCGCTGCCGTACTGCGCATGGCCGACTGCGGTCAAATGCTCATGGTCGCCAAGGATCACGTTCGCGGCAACCGCAACGAATGGCTCGCATCGCTCGGCATCGACCCAGACAAGGCGGCCAAGGCCATACACCTAGCACGCAACCGAGATCAACTAGAACTAGACCTATGGCCTGCCGACATGGCCAAACTCGGAGCGCAGATGCTCGGCATCCTTCCGCCTCCAGGGTCATCAGGGCGCGAAGAGAACGACCCAGAACGAACCACGGGCGCGAGCACGCATTGGCTCACATACGCAGGCAAACTGCAACGCTCTTTCGCCGACCTCTTCACGCGCAAGCCGGTGGAACAATGGCGTGCGGACGAGAGAGAATCATTAAGGATTGCAATTAAGCCAATCGTGGAGATTTACAATAAATTGATTTGACAATCCTAGCAGATAGGATATATGTTTAATGAAATGCCCACAC